CAGTCGTTCATCGGTCATGGTGCTCACTCCTTAGTTTCAGCGAGTTGAATTTTCTTTATCCCACTTGGCATACTGCTTGAGGTAGCGTTGCCTTGCGGTAGGATCGTCCCAGACGCCAGCATCAATCATTGCTTGCTTCCGTTCTGGTGACACGTATACTTCGTTGCGAGTACTGCGGGGGGCGTGTTCACGGCCGGAGCCAAGGGGTGGACCCCTTTTGCCTGACCGTTGCGAGTTGTCATCATTCAATGCCTCCACTCGTTTATCCAATTCCCGCCAATACTCTAATGTGTTGGGATTATATCCTTCGTTCGCCATGCCCTGGTCAATTTTCAAAACTTTGTCTGACTTTTCATCACCAGAGTTTGGCTTATACCAAGAATTGGTTTTCATCCAGTCCTGTGCTAACTGAGTGGCTAAGGCTTGTGGCTGAGTGTTTTGAACAGGCTGAGTGGTTGGATTTTTGAAATTGTTTTTGGTATATTCGAGTTGACGAAGTTTGTCTTTTGTCTCATCTCTTATACGCATTGCCTTGGCAACATCATCTCCATTGCCCGCCTCAACCGCTCTTGCAATAATGTGCTCCACCGCCCTTGACTCTTCTTGTGCAGCTTTTATTTGCTGATCCAAGGAGACGTATTCAGAGGTTGCATTTTTGTGCTCAATGCCTTGCACCCGGCGGAGTAGTTCTTCATTCTGTTGTTTCAGGTGTTGAAGTTCTGCCTTGTCCCGTTCAATGGCAAGTTTGCGCCTTTGGGCACGGTCAACCTTTTCTTCACGCCTACGGCGGCGGAGGTCTTCCCTATCTTCATTGTCAGGTGCTAGGCGACGGTCTTCATCATCATCGTCTTGTTCTGGCTTCTCATCAACCGGAACTAATTCTTGTTCCTTTGTCTTTGATGGCTCTTCCTGTTCATCCAATTCATCATCATCAATCTCTTCTAACACATCGTCTTGTGCTTTTTTGTTCATTTCAAGCTCCTTTCAGCTTTTAGATAAATGCACGGATTTGCATAGGATCACCTGTGATCTTGCCAATGATGTCGAGGTCGTTGTAAATGACAAACTCAATCTCTTCACCATCTTTTTTCACAGTCCAGCGGTCACCACCATACTTTGGTGTGCGGACAAAATCACCTGGCTTGCACCAAGCGCCTTCAGGCCACATGTCCATTGTGTTGCGGTTCTTAAAAGCCAATGGGCCTACAAGCGCAACTTTGGACACCTGAGTGTTGCTGGCTTCTGTCTTACGGGCTTCTTCTGGAATGTAAATTCCGCCACTGGTCTGTGACTTGGCACGGCGAACTTGCACCATGACTCGTGAACCAAATGGGATGATGCCAGGATCCACTTCTGGAAAGGCATCTTCTAAGGAGTCATATGACATTGACAAAGGTAGTTCAAGTAGCATTCGCTTCTCCGATTGCTGGGTTAAAAATCACGCTCATCCTGATCCTTCAGGACTTGCTCCACTTTTGAAAGGGCAGCTTCTAAGCCTTGATAATAGCCTATTGACTTCCCATACTCAAACTCTACGCTCTTATCGGGCCCAGGTGGAACTTTCAGGGCACGGTGAGCAACACTGTTCTGCTCCTCTTTCAGCAGACCGATGAGCTTAGCAAACATCTATCAACCGCCGCTTGTCGCACGCTTGGCTGGCATAGGTGTTTGGCTCTTCGTCATTTTGGGATACTGTTTTGCTTCGCCTGTGGGCTTGGCGGGTGTGGGTGCTGGATCTTTTCCAGAACCTTGCATGCTGGTTGGGTAGCTTTTACCCATTGCCATTTGTTTGTGTAAACTCAATGCTTCCATGATAACTCCTTAAGGGTTGGGGTTGATGCCTGTGCCAGTTGAGTAGCCGATCTTCTCACCACTCTGTACTTCAAGTGCTGCCAATTGTTTGGCTGTTTGGTTGTCTTCTGAGTTAACAAAAATCTTAGTCTGGTTGTTGTCTTGGTTGCGGGCATCCTCTGCCTGTTGGCGCATTTGTTCACGAGCCAATTCTGCTTGCTGCCGTTGCTGATCCATTGCCAACTGTTCTTGACGCTGTTGTTGTTTGTCTGCAATCTCCGCTTGCTTAACAGCCATGTTGGCCTGATCTGCTGCTTGCTTGCGTGCCACTTCCTGTTTGGCAATTTCTGTGCCGGGATCGTTGGGATCCGGTGGTTGCATGGATTGAAGCAACTGCACTGCTTGTTCAATGATGGGAGGCAAGGCCTGGAATGATTGATTGACCTCTTTGACCACTGATTGGCTTGCTGCTGCCATGACTTGGTCAAACGCTTTCTTCTCCTCTGTCGAGGCCTTCACACGAAGTTCTGCAATGGGTTGACCAGCAGCCTCTGACGCTACGTCAACCATTCGACTCACATACCACAGCACCATGTGCTCACGGAGGTGAGAGAGTAGGACAGGCAAAGCGGTTGGGGCTGCTATTCGACTTGCACCGAGTACAGGGCTAGTCATGAAGTCAAGGTGTACTTGGATGTGTGCTAAGTGCTCCTGATCTGGGAATGCAACAATGGGCCGTCCCATGCTTGCTGCCACATTCTCATTGACTGCATTCATCTCCTCCATGGCTGGTTTGGGGGTCAGGAGTGCCTCACCCTCTGGTACTTTGAGTTGCTTCAACAACAACTCCTCCACTTTCCTCGCATCGTACAACCCTGGGTGAGTGTCTGAGCGCTGTACCACTGCCTGCACTTGAGCAAAGCGCTGGGTCTCAGAATAGATGTTGGGATCAGATACAGGCACCACATTCATGGGACCTTCAAAGTCCTTGCGATAAGCTAGCAGCTCACCGGTGTCATCATAGATTTCTTTCTCTTCCATGTAGAAGCGGTTGATGCGGTATAGGACCTGCAACAGGCGACCCATGGCGTCATGGACACGGGCGTGGATGGAGGAGAACACAGTCATGCCCTGTTCCATACGCGCAAGAGTAGTGCCAACAGGCACATTGGCATTGGTGTCTGCCAATTCCTCAAATGTTGTTCTAACTACGCCTCTACCTGCATCAATCAAAAAGCCCATCAGTTGAAACAGGACAGGTGAGGGTGGGTTGAAAGGCATGGGCATCATTACTTTGCGAATGTCATCCTGCCCAAACGATCCCTCTATCTCATGCACCTCAGTTGGGTCAATGCGGTCTGTCTGTCCACCTGTGCCGCCTTTAAGTTTTAAGAGACCTGGGAAATTGCTGATATGTGCTGAGTCAAGCAAAGCGCGTAAAGCGCCAGTGGCAGCAGCAGACAAGCCACCAATCATATGAGTCAGGCCAATGGGGTAAGCACCGCGCCATGGAACAAATGGGAATTCGATGATATGCACCAACTCATTCATCAACTCATCTTCCTCTTCCCAATTGCGGTAGATAGACAGGACTTGTTGTGTGGTTTTGTCAACTGAGATGACATAGGGCGCAGGACCGTCAGTATCGTCTTCTACATCGTAGTAAACAGTAATCTCAAGAATTGTTCGCAACCCATCAGTGTTGTAAGCATCTGACTTGCGTCCTTCTATCTTGTCATTTGCTGTTTCTGACTTCGACACCTCAGGTGTATGGGGCTCAGGTGTTAACGCAATGTCTCGGTACATGCCTGACTTTACCCGTTGACTATACTCTAACTTGGTGATGTACTGCACATGGGTTTTGCGTTCTGCTGAGTAAAAGTTACTGGCAGCAAAGGGCAACAAGATGTCGTCTGATGAGACAAATGATGGTAATGGACGCTTGCGCCTTTGGTCCCAAGTCAACTTAATGTACTGCACACCAGACAATGGCATTTGGGTAGACATCTGCTCAAGCTCTGCCCTAAACTCTGGCATCTGTTTGGTCATTTGCCAGTTGAGGAACTTGGTCAGGCGTTCTGACTTTTCAAACTTCGCCTTGGTCACATCCCCAATGACCTCCTGCCTTGCTGGACCCATGGGTGGGAAGATTTCTTTCATCACCCGAGAGGAGAAGTCAACACAGGCCTCAGTCAACATGGGATGAACGACTTTGGATGCACCGGTAAATGCTGCACCTCCAGGAGCGTCATCACCAAGGCCTGTCCGCCTTAGGCCTTCCTCATACTGCTCATCCCGACGCTTCCGCGCCTCTTTATCCTTCTCAACCAACTCACACAAGTCCGAACCCATGAGGGCGAGCTCTGACTCTGGCATGTCTTCAGCCAAGTTGGCATAGAATTCTGATTGACCGGGGAGAGGGGCGTCACTTATTTTGACCATTGCCCCGCCATCTTCTGTATCTTCTACATCACTGTTGTCTTCATCAACTGGAATCATCTCGCCCAGTTGCTTCTCCATTGTGTCATCGGTATCTGCCATGCTATGTTCCTTTACGCGGCGTATGGGTTATGGCGGTCGATCACTGGCTTGCGGGCTTTGGGTTCTTTGACGGGCAAGGTGACAGCCATTTGGTTGCGGTCAGCAAGTAGTCGTAGGGCTTGAGTTGTAGAGTCGACGAAGTCGTCATGCTTAATTGAACCTTCACCATGGAAACTACAAACCTGAGTGATTAGGGGATCTGCCCAGGAGCGTGGCATGCCAGGACGCTTTTCCGATTCCACTACCCAGACATGTCCATGAGCAAAGAGGTGAGATACGGCATGCAGTCGCTGAAGTTTGTCTGCCCTGCCTGGATTATAAGGGTATGCCAAAATATCTTCACGCGAGAGCATCTGTCTCAAAGAAATCCCTGACCCTTTATCCTCAATCACCAACAAATCAACCGCTTTGCCACCCAGGACTGAATGCTTAGGACCAACCAAGGGTTGGATGATGGGTCGGAAATCCTCATCACCGTATTTGACTTTGTACTCTTTCTTCACCCGTTCAATAAGATCTGGCAGTCCCAGATGATCTTGCCAGCAGTCAAGGAGCAGGAAGTGTGGTCGCTTCTCATGCCTGAACAATCCCCAGACAGAGCATGCTGTTGGGTCTGCATCATGTGTCTTTTTATCGGTTGTCTTTTCAGTAAACGCTGTGTCCAAGGACATGACAATGTACTCAAAGCCTGGCAACGGCTTGTCTGCAGGCCACAACTTGAATTGGCTTCTCTTCACTATGCCTGACTCTTCTGGGTCAATGACCTCGGCATAGATTTCTTGTCGCCCCAATTGGGTGCCTTCATACTGCGACAGTTGCTCTATGAATGACTTTGCCAAGTTGTCTTTGTTCTCATAAGTTGAGCCACGAGTCACATAGACAGAGCCTTTCTTCTTCTCACCATCCTTTATCAACTTCCTCACCAACTCAATGGGTCTTGGTGTGGTAGTCACAACTACTTGTGGGTGTTCGCCTAGACGCAATCCAAACTTCATCATGTCCCATGTCTCATCTGGGTATTGCCATGCTGCCAACTCATCGCACCAAACCCTATGATGCTGTGGACCACGAAGTCGATCTGGTTCTTGTGCTGAAAAACCTTTGATGACTGATCCATTTTCTAAGACAATTTCCGATATCGTTCGGTTATAAGAACGGATAATGGTTTCAGGTAAGACAGACAACATACCTGACTCCCCCTCAATGCATGTGTCTCGGATGTCGCCAGAGGTTGGTGCAATGATGGAACAACGGTGACCTGGGTTCTGTGTTGCATACCAAGCCGTGTCCTCCGCCCCTGTCCTTGTCTTGCCAAACCCTCGTCCTGCCAAGATCAACCAAACATCCCAATTACCGGCAGGTGTTCGTTGGTTGTCTCTTGCTGTGGCTAGCCATCTCATGCGCCAAGACAACAGTGTCAGATCAAACACTGACAACTCAGCAAGTGAGGTGTCTAAGTTGTTTGGGTCAATAGCAACGGTCACTTGGCACTCAGTTTGCTCATCGCTTGTGAGATCTCATCTATCAACCTTAGTCGAACTTCAATTGGGTTTCCATCAGCACCTGTGACTTCAATGGATCTGCGTTTGGAGTGCCCATATTGGACAACCTCTTTCAACGCATCCTTTCTGACTGCAACAGGAAGTTGCTTATCAAACGCTATCTCTGCCAACTCAGTCAATGGGTCACCAAACCGCTCAATGATGGCTTCCCATGTATCTTGCTGCGTTTTGCGCTTAGTTGTTCGCGCAGCTGGCACGCCAGGAACAGAAGCGGATAGCAAAGAAGCAGCTGGCTTTAGATCAGGTGGCATTTTATCCATACGACAAAAGGTAATGAGTTAATTTCGTGCCATTATAACTACAACTTCAAACAAATTGCCACCACCTTGTACACATACGTGAACCAATCCATAAATATTTTTATACAACCATAAGAAAAACCGTTGCAGCTAAGCCATTGTTAGTAATCAGTAACATATTAGCATTTATTAGCATTTATTAGTACTGCTATCAACAAATAATCTTTGTATCCGTGCATATTATTAGCATATTAGCATTTTCAACTTTTATATGAAAATAAAATAATTGGTGTTCTCTTTCTTCACGTGTACAAATCAGCAAAAAACTTTCCCCATTTAACACTAACTGCTTGATTTATATGAAACGGCATCAAACTCATTGCAAAGCCCAACCATAAAATCCTTCAACCCAACCTCCCAATTCACCATCTCAACCATGGAATATTGATTGATTTCGTCTGCAAAATTGCCAGGAATCGCAAAAAAACGGGCATCTAACTGCACTAAAACCCAACTTTTGCCGCCATTTTTGGTCTGATTAAAGTGCCAATTGATCTGTTCTTGTGTCAACCCACGCTGACTTTTGAACACCACTGTTTCCTTTTTGGCAGGTATCTTGCCATGCTTTAACTCTATCCATCCCTCTCGTCCTTTGACACAAAAATTTGCATCAGGCATCCCATCTATCACCCCGTTCTCCACCCTCTCCCATCTTCCTGGCAAATCTTGTCCTCGGACGATATCCCTCAAACGGTTCCACAATAACTTTTC